TCATATCCCCGTCTCCTTGGTAGAGCTGTCCTTGCGCTCGTCGAGTCGCATGCCCGGCTGGGCCATGGCCTTGAAGGCCTCCGGTGCGTCCGGGTCCTGCAGAATCTCGCGCAGCAGGTCGAGCTGATCGACCTGTTCCCCCGGCTTCCTCGAGGACCTCTTCGCGGGCTTCCGGCCGCCCCGCAGAGCCGCAGCAGGGTTGAGCTGGTACTTGCCGCGCCTGCGCTTCCACAGCACCCCGTCACCCTCAAGCATGACGTACGCCGCGTTCACGGACGACCTGGGCAACGGGATCTCGTAGGCGATCTCGGCCTGGGTGGCGTGGATCTCGCCCCCGACCTCCTGGCAGCCGATCAGGTAGAACAGCACGGCCATCGTGACCCGCTCGTGGCTGTACTGCTTCGCGGCCCAGCGCATGAACTCGGTCGAGTCCATGCTGAATGTGGCTCCGACGAAGCCCGTGCTGGTCGGCAGCGCGTAGACGTCGGCGCGATGGCCTGGAGGCAGCCGGACGGTGTCCGGCGGCAGAGCGACCGGGAGCGACGGAGCTTGGCGGCGGCGTCGCCGTGGTGGTGGTGCCTGAGGGGGCGCCGGGGCTGCCCCCTCAGTTGAGCGAAATGTCATGGCTGGTGAGCTCCGTTCGGTATTAGACAGGCTCACCCTAGCCGGTGTGTCATTTTTGACACGCGGATGTGGGCGTATCGACACGCCGAGCCGAGATGTGTCGGGCCGGCGCGACACATCGAGTCCGCGGAACGAGCGGCCACCGGTCGAAGAGGTTGCCCCTCAGACCCTTCCGATGTGTCAAAAATGACACATCGAGGCAGGCGGTGACGGATCGGGGTGTCAAAAATGACACATCAAGGGTCCGATACGTCTATGCATCGCGACAGATGTATATGACATATGTCTGCGCCGTCAGACTTATCTTTCTGCCCACAACCTTCTGACCTGCGTAAACGTACGCTTCTTAACCTCTAGAGCGTGCGCGCGCGCGTGATACCTGATGCTCAACCAGCTCGTCAAACAGCCTGGCCGCGCTTGTCACGAGGGCCGCAAGCCGACTGGACTTCTGGGCCCGCAGGGGTCACGGCCCTCTCTGTCCAATGGCGCTGACTTCCGAACGATCCTCCTGCTCAGCCACCGCATGGTCACCCCCACCGGGCTGGGACTGCTTTCGAGCCGCCCGCGGCGGCCACCCGCGGCGGGCACCCGGCCCGGCCCCTGTAGGGCGGTTGACGTCGTACGGGAGCCGTTGCGGCCCGCGGTCGCCTGGCGGCCTCTGGTTCCTCTGAGGCGGCACCGGAAGCCCCCCAGGGGCTGAGGAGCCCCCTGCCTGGGCGCACTCTGGTCGCTTGTGCACCAGCCGTGTGGGGCCCGCTGACAAAGAGCAGCGGGCCCGGGATCCGGAAAGAGACCATCCGGTCCGTCGGTTCAGCTCGCCTGACGCATGCGGCTGACGGTGTCGGCGATCCAGTCGGCCCAGTCGTTGTCGGGGTACCAGCCGACGGGCAGGCCGTCGCGCTGGTCGACGACGGCGTAGGGCAGGAGACGCCCTTTCAGGCGCATGTTGTCCTGGGGCCGGTAGTCGACCTGGTACCGGGGATCCTGTTCGCTGTCCCTGTCGTCGGCCCTGATCCTGGTGAAGCGGCGGACGGCCGGGGGCTGCTCGGCTTCGGCGGCCGCGGGCGGGGGAGTGGGCGCCCGGCGGGAAGAGGGCGGGGGAAGGTCGTTGTCGGTGACGCCGAGATCGGTCAGCTCCGGGGGGAGACTTCCCAGCCGGCGCGCGACGATGTAGGCGTTCTGCTCCTCGTCGGTGCCGACCTGGCGCTCGCCGAGTCTGGTGTACCGGGTGAGCAGCTCCTGCAGGGCCTTCTCCGCGGCCCTCCTGTCACCCTGTCTGCGGGCGCTGGCGACCTGTCGGATGAGGGCTGCGTTCCTGGCGGCGAACGATTCCTCGGGCACGGCGGGCTCCTACCCACGGCGGATACGGGAAGAAATCCACGCTACTAGCTACCGGCTGCTCTCGGATAACGGGCCAGTGCAGCCCCCTCCTCTCACTGCGTTTTTCGCGCGCAAAGCCCTCGCGCCTCGCGGCGCGGCTGGCAAGAGGACGGGGGTGCACTGGCCCGTTATCCGAATGATCAGGCTGCGGGAGGGCGCGGCCGGCCGTGGGGCTGGGGAAGGACCCTCTTCACCTCGGCGACCTCGTTGGTGCCGCGGCGTACCAGGAGGACGCCGCGGCGGCGGCCGGTGCGGACCACGGTGGTCAGCACCCGGCCCGGAAGCCCTTCGCTGCGCACGTGCACGGCCGCGTCCGGCATCGGGATCCACCTCTCGTACGGGAAGCGCATCAGTGCCGCGTCCAGGGCGGGCGTGCTCGAGGCAGTCATCGAAGCTCCTTCGGTCGGGGAAGGGACCGGTCTGCTCTGCCGGTCCGGAATGTACGCGATCGGTAACAGTACAGCAGAGGGAACAGAAATCACCTGATCGTGCAGTGCCTGTTGAAACCTGGACAGATATGCTGCCCGAGCGCCATAGCGGAAGACGATCCTCCCCTCTTCGGGCCTGATCAGGTCGGACGCACGTCGAGCGCAGTACCGGCACATGGGGGGCACCACGCCGTGATCGACCCTGAAGAACTCGACCGACTGGCCACTCGCGCGGCCGCCGGCGGAGCGGACGCTCCCGCGGCGATGAGCGCGATCTACGCGCATCTCAACCGGGCCGTCCGTAGCTGGGTGCTCCGGTACGTCCACGACGACCACACCGCCGAGGACGTGACGCAAGAGGTCTGGCTGAAGATCGCCCAGAGCATCGGCCGTTACCAGCCCGGCACACAGTTCATGGGCTGGCTGTACACCACCACCCGCAACACCATCAACGACCACTTCCGGCACGTGCAGCGTCGCCCCCAGGAGGTGCTGGAGGCCAACCATCTGCAACTGGACCGGCCCCGGCCGGGGCTGACCCCGCACCAGTACGCCGAGCGTAGGGATCTCGCTCGCGCCGTCGCTCTCCACATGGACAAACTCAAGCCCGACTCACGCACATGCCTATACCTTCGCTTTTTCGACGGGCTCCCTCCGGCGCATACTGCACAGATCATGGGCAAGACGGAGGGCGCGATTCGTACCTTGACGGCACGGTCCCTTCGCAGACTCGCGCGGGTACTTCCCGACGGGGACTCCTCCGCCGCGCTGGTGGAGGAACTGTTGACGATCGCGGCTGCAGAAAAAGGGCGAGTTACTGGTGTTCGGGTCGAGACCACACAGGATGCGAGGGCGCCGCATGCTGCGACGCGGTGACATAGAGGGCCGAATCGAGCGCGCCCTGGAGGGCGGTCCGGTCCCGCACGACGCGGAGACCCGCCGTTGCCTGGCAATCGCCGGAGCCCTGGCGCCGGCCCCGGGACCCAGCGCGGCCCGGATCCAGAGCACCCACGACGCGATGATGTTGGCTTTCCAGCGGACCTTGAACCCGCTGGAGAGCCGCGCCGACGCGGGCACGGGCGATGGCCTGGAGGAGATGGAGCTCCACCGCCGCGAGATCGAGCTGCCCGGGGGCGGAAGCATGATCGTCTCCGACCTCGAGGAGATCACCCCGGACCGTCTCGACGAGACAGTCGACCAGATCGCCGCCGTCCTCGAGCGCAGGTCCAAGGACCGGCAGCCGTGAGCACTCCGCCGATAGACAAGATCGAAATCGACGTCGGCCCCTGGCCGGCCGATGCCACCCTCACCCGGCACAACGGCGTCTACACCCTGTTCCTGTCGAAGCACCAGACCGCGAGCCGAGCCGCCCGGCACGTGTGCAACCTGATTCCGGGAATGCCCTACGAGGCCGCCGAGCGGCTGATCCGGGACCAGTGCCCCGAGCTGAAGGGCATGGACGAGCTGCTCGGTCTCGACGACGTGCCGCCGCCGAGTGTCGAGCGCCCGGTCCAGACTCCCGTGCCGCTCCCCAGGGAACCGGTTCGCTCGAAGCGGCGCCGCCGCGCCGTCTTCGTGGCCGCGCTGCTGCCGGCGCTCGCCGCGAGCTGGGCCCTGGGCCGGTACACGGACATCCCCGGCTCCGAAGCGGGAACCGACACCACCGCGGCGACCGCCGCGGATTCAGCGGATGGCCTGGACCCGGCCCCGTTCACCGGGCCCCGCTTCTCGCACTTCGCCGGCGCCGGGGGCATCGAATGCGACCCGATCAGCCCCCTGGAGGCCGAGTGCACCGACGCGGACGGCATGGTGATGTCGAGCAAGGCCGCGACCGGTGCCGACTCGACGATCTTCACGTTCTCGTACGGCGCCGAGCGCATCGGCCTGCGGATCTTCTACGACGCCGAGTACGCCGACACCTGGGCGAGGCAGAAGGGGACCCGGGAGCTCTACCCAAACCTCCGTCAGCACGGCCGGTACATGCTGTGGGGCACTGACCCGTCCCGGATCGCGGAGTACGGCGGCCTCCTGGACCAGGCGGGCCGCGACGGCGGCCCCGTCGCGATGGGCCAGTCGACACCGCTGCCGCCCCGGTTGGCCGCGCTGACGCTGGGCACCCTGGGTATCGACGAGCAGCAGGTGAACCAGCTCCTCGTAGCCCCCGCAGCCATGACGGACGAGGCACCCGCTCTGATGGCGGCCCGGATGGTGCTCGGCATCGACTCGCCCCCTGCCTACCCGGCGGGCGAGGACGACATCGTCGCCATCGCAGCGGGTATCGAGCCGAACCGCCCCAAGCCGCCCGCGGCGCGGCCTCAACTGGTGCCAGCGCTCAATCCCGCGCCGTCCCCGACGACCCCGACCCCGCCCAGCACGCCGCCGACCACACCGGCCGTGACACCGCCGACAGCTCCGCCGGTCACACCGCCGGCGCTGCCTGACACCACGCCGACCACGCCGCCCGTCCCGGTCGATCCCGTGCCGCCGGTCACGGTAGAGCCGGAGCCGCCCGCCCCGGTCGATCCCGTCCCGCCGGTCACGGTGGAACCTGAGCCGCCTGTGGACCCGGGCCCGCCAACGACGCCTGTGGACTCGGGTCCGGAAGCGCCGGTCGATCCGGTGCCGCCCGCGCCGGTGAACCCTCCGGCGTCGGGGCCGGACGACGTGGCCGGAGGCAGCGGGCCGAATGCGGCGGCCGCCGACGAGGTCCTGATACTCGACTCCGCCTGGACCGTGGCGGCCTGAACGCCGAGGGCCCCCGGACTTCTCAGTCCGGGGGCCCTCGCGTGCGCGGGAACAGGGTCAGAACGGCGGTTCCTGCCGCTCCCACGGGTCGCCCCCGGCCGCACGGTCCTGCTGAGCGGGCGCCGTACGCTGCGCACCGGTGGACGTCTTGGTGACCTTCGCCGTCGCGCTCTTGAGGCTCGGGCCGACCTCCTCGACGTCCAGCTCGTACACGGTGCGCTTGACGCCCTCACGGTCCTCGTAGGACCGCTGCTTGAGGCGTCCCTGGACGATGACCCGCATGCCGCGCTGGAGGGACTCGGCGACGTTCTCCGCCGCCTGACGCCACACCGAGCACGTCAGGAACAGGCCCTCGCCGTCCTTCCACTCGTTGGTCTGCCGGTCGAAGATGCGGGGGGTGGACGCGACGCGGAACTTCGCGACGGCCGCGCCGGAGGGGGTGAAGCGGAGTTCGGGGTCGTCGACGAGGTTGCCGACGACGGTGATGACGGTTTCGCCTGCCACGGACGGGCCTTTCAGGGAGAGTCCGGCCCGCGGGCGCGGGCCGGACGGGGCGGGTCAGGAGAAGAGGCGGGCCCAGGTCTGCGGGCCGGGGATGCCGTCGGCGTCGCTGCCCGTCCAGCCCTGCGCCCGCTGGAAGGCCTGGACGTTCTTCCGGTCGGCGTCGGACCACTTGGGGCCGGGACCGCTGGTGTAGTGCTTGCCGAAGCCCTTTCGAACGAGCTGCTTGCCGAGCAGGGTGATGCTGGCGCTGCGCTTGCCGGGGCCGAACTTCTCCTTGCCGGGGAACGGCGGCTTGGGCTTCGGCTTCGGCTTCGGCTTGCTCTTGGCCGGCAGGGTGCCCAGCAGCTTCTTGAGCGAGGCCTCGCCGGGGATGCCGTCGGCGGCCTTGCCCTTGTACCCCAGGGAGCGCTGGAACGCGGCGTAGTTGAGGGTGTCGGCGTCCGTCCAGACCGGTCCCGGGCCGGAGATGTAGTGCTTGCCGAACCCGGCCTTCACCAGGGCCTCGCCGACCTGCTCGACGTGCGCCCCGGTCGCGCCGTACCCGTAGACCAGGCCGTTGATGGTGACCTGGTAGCGGGCCGCGTCAGCTCCGCCGCCGGGAAGTGCACCGCCCGGGTTCGGGGCCGGCTCGTACGTCCCCGCGGGCATGCCCGCCTTCACCCACGCGTACAGCGCCGCCCCCGGGCACAGGGTCGCGATGCCGTCCTTGTGGCCCTTCTTGGCGAGCTTCCGGCCGGTCCTCTTGCACGCCTCGTCGTACAGGGCGCGGACCGCCGCCAGGGCCTTGGCGCTGGGCTTCTGGCTGCCGCCGACGGCGACCTGGACGGAGAGGCCGGAGACGTTGTGCCCGGGGCAGTGGGCGCCCTGGAACGTCCAGCCGCGGCCCTCGTAGACGTTGCCCTCCTGGTCGACGACCCAGTTGTAGCCGACGCCTGACCAGCCCTGGTTGATGTGCTGCGCCTCGATCGCGCGCGGGATCGCGTACCCGGTCCGCGTGATCGCCGTCGCCCCGTCGTAGTGGACGAAGAACTCCGTCCGGGAGCTGAGCGGCACGGTGTTCGGGGTGCCGTCCCAGGCCCGTGCGCCCCAGGTGGCACGGCTGATGATTCGTGTGGTCATGGGTTCCTCCGCTGCTGATGTCGGAGGGCACCGTGCACGGCCTCGGTGGCTAACGTCGCGCCGGGGAAACGGCGACGACCCCGGCGGGGCCGGGGCCGTCTGCGTGGGCCCGATGAGCCTTGGGGCCGCTCGCGGGGCGGCGGCCGCGCGTACACGTCTTGCGCTGAGGTCGACTGTAGCGCTCAGTCGACGACCTCGGCGTCAACGACGCCGCCGTCCTCGAGCTCGGGCGGGTACTCGACGGCGAACAGCGAACGGTCCAGGCGCTCGGCGAGCTCGGACATGTCGATGCCGGCGTCCTCCTCGCCGACGGGCCCGGTGCCGAGCCCGGTGATCTCCACTGCCACCGTGGCCTCCTTGCCGTAGTGCTCGCGGTGCTGCCGCTCGAGGTACCAGGCATCGGCACGCCAGTCCGGGGGCGTTCGGTCCTCGATGGTCTCCTCGACGATCTCGCCGGTTGCGGGGTCGCGGTACCGGCGGGTGGTGACCTTGGTGACGATGCCGCCGTCCGCGACGCGGCGCAGGTTGGCCATGGCGCGGGCGGCCGCCATGGCGCGGGCGGTGCGGACCTTGATGTACAGGGCGGCGTACTCGTCCTCGGCGGGGTTCGGGGGCTCGCCGGCTTCGCGGGTTTCGACCTCGAGGCGGCCGCGGCGCATCCACCCCAGGAAGCTGCTGCGGGACACCCCGGCCATCTCCGCCGCCAGTTCGACCGCCACTCCGGTCCGGGACGCGGCGACGAGCCGCCCCTCGACCTCTTCGGAGAGGAGGGCGGGGCGGCCGTTGGGGCGTGCGGAGCGGCGCTTGCGGCGGGTGGACATGGGGAGACCTCGGCACGGAGTCGTCAGCGGCTGGTGGCGAACATGTGGCCGCACGAGGGGCATGTGGAGTGCGGGGAGCGGCCCTCGTCGTCGGGGCTGAGTTCGTCGCGGTCGCCGTCGTCGGGCAGGTGCAGGGTGGCCGGTTCGTCCTCGCGGATTCCGCCGGGCAGGGTCTCGGGGTCGACCTTGCCGAGCATGCGGTCGATCTCGTCGTGGGGGATGGCGAGGGAGTCGAACAGCTCCGGTTCGCCGGTGGCGAGGTCCTCGAGGATCTCGGCGAGTTCGCGGGGGTCCCAGCCGCCTTCGCCGGGCAGCCGGTTGAGCTTGATGGCGAGGGCTTCGGCTTCGGCGTCGTTGCGGGAGGCCCAGCCGCGGAGCAGGGGAACGAGCCAGCCGCCGTCCTCGTCGATGACGATGCCGCCGGGGGCGCGCATACCGCGGACCTGCATCTCGATCAGGGACTCGCGGCGGCCGTGGCCGTGGAGTGTTGTCTCGGTGCGCTCGTCGACGACGGGGATCTCGACCAGGCCGTGCATGTCGATCGACGCGATGATGAGCTCGAGCTCGTGGCGCTTGGGGTTCCGGGCCGCCGGCGCGAGATCGGTGAGCGGCACGTACGTGATGTAGCGCGGGGGCCTGGTGATCGTCTCGGTCACGCTGGGGTGCTCCTCTCCCGGTGTTGGTGGCCGGTGGCGGGCAGGGACTGCGAGCCCGCGGACTCCAACCGCGGCGCCCCGCCTCGCAAGCGGGACAGGCCTCATGGCCGGTCCCTGCCCGCCTCCGGGCCGGTGCCGTCCCCTGTTCCGGATGGGGCGGCACCGGGGCTCTGCCCGGCTTCTGGTGACGTCACCGGAAGGGGCAGGGCCGGGAGGGAAGGTAGGGCGGCGCGGCGTCTTGCGTCGCGTCCCACCACCGGCGTTCCCTCTGCTGTACTATTCGGAGCGGCTGGGAGAGCGACCCAGCTACCTGGGCCTAGGTGTAACAAATTTCGGCGGTTGTCGTAGACCTCTATGACGCCCCCGAGACACCCCGCCCGGGACACCCCGAACCCCGGGCTGGCGTCTGGGGAAGGAAGGAACCTCCGCCATGGTGCAGGAAGCCGCAGACGGCACGCAGCAGACCGAGCAGGACCAGGTGCCCATCGACCTGGTGGGCCTGATCGGCGCTTGCGCCCGACTCGCCCAGGCACAGACGACCGCGACTCTCAGGCCGCACGTCGACGACCCGAAGGCCCGGCTGGTTGAGGCCTTCGAGACGACCGGATCGCCGGGAGTGGTCGTCAAGGTCGGCGACCAGATCGTGGCCCGGTACACGGTGGACCTCACGAAGGGGAAGTTCGTCGTCGACCCCGACAACGAGAAAGCGCTCAACGCCTACGCGGACGCCCACAGCGGGATGGAAGTGATCATTCGCAGGAACCCCACCTGGGAGAAGGGGCTCCTGAACGCCGCGCGGCGGGTGAAGGACTCCGACGACATCATCGACAGCCGGACGGGAGAAGTCGTCCCCGGCCTGAAGTTCGTGCCGGGCGGGCGCCCCACCGGGAACGTCACCTTCACGTGGGAAGGCAAAGAGACCGGTCAGGAAATCTTGAGGCGCGCGTGGGCCAGCGGGGAGCTGAGGCACCTCCTGCAGGACGTGCCGGAACTCGGCGCAGGGCCGGAGCAGCCCGCCGAGAACGCCTGACGCCGACCGCCCGGGTCCGGCCGAAGCACTCGGCCGGACCCGCTCCCAAGGGACCACGCCCCATGAACAGCATCAACACCCTCGAACACCGCCTCGCCACCGCGATGTCGGACAGAGCCTTCCGTGTCTTCTGCGTGCTCGTCCTCCGGACGAACGGCACGTGGCGGGACATCCCCGCAATCGCCGCCGAGATGAGCATGCGCCCGCACGAGATCCGGCACGCGCTCTCCGAGCTCTGCGCGGTCGGCCTGGCCCAGAAAGAGCGGCGCTACGAACGAGGTTCCACCGGCCGGCCTACCTGGCACACCTACGTCCGGCTCGCCGACGACAACACCGCCGGCGCCACCCTGGAGGACGTCGCGTGAGCCGCCGCCCCACCAGCCCCAACGGGGTCCGCGTCAACCGGCGCCCCTACGTGCACGTCGACTCGGCGACCGTCCGGGACACCCGCATCTCCTACAAGGCGCTGGGGCTGCTGACCTACATTCTCGACCAGAGCGAGAACTGGCAGGTCCGTTCCGAGCAGCTCAGCCGGGGCGAAGGACGCGAGGGACGTGACGCTGTCCGCAAGGCCCAGCACGAACTGGCCGCGGCCGGCTACTTCCGGCTGGAGCGCCGCCGGTTCCTCAACGGGCAGTGCGCCATGGGCACCGCCGTCTCAGAGCACCGGGTCCAGCAGTGGGCAGACGACTACGAGGAGTTCGAGCGGAGTCTCACCATCCCCGTGGTGGAGCAGGAGGACGGGTCCTTCCTCGTCAAGTACAAGGACGGCCGCTTGGGCAGCGATGGCTTCGCGCCCGACGTCGACGCACCACCCGCCGACGAGGAGGAGGACGCTCCTGCCCCTCCGGACGAGACAGAGGCCCCGGCCGCCGAAGAGAAGACGGCGACCGAGCTCAAGGCCGAGCGCGCCGCAGCGGCCCGGAAGGCGGCCGCGGAGAAGAAGGCCGCGCCCGCGAAGCCGAACACCGACGCACCGGCCGACCCTGAGCAGCCCGCAGAGAAGCCGGAGGCAGCAGAGCGTCCGGCTGCGCCCCCGAGCGGGAAAGCTGCGGCGAAGGCAGCCGCCGCCGAGGAGAAGGCGGCCGCGGAGAAGGCGCTCACCGACGCGGCCGAGACGGTCGCGCGTTGGTGGTGGGGGGATGCCGAGGAGCATCTCGGGGTGTACGTCGGGGCCAAGGGGGGCTACGTGGCCGTGCGGAAGATGATCCACTCCGCGCTCGCCAAGGGATACACACAGCGCGATTGTGCCGACGCCCTGCGGCACGCTCGCAAGCACTGGCCGTCCGCACAGCAGTGGCAGGACGCCCTGGGCTACGCGACCAAGGGCGTCATGCCGAGGGCGCCGCACGGCCGGGTTCCGTACAGCGACTCGGCGACGTGGGGCACCGGACAGAACGTGCCCGGCGAGCAGGGAAGCAGCACACCGGAGAACACCTCCGATGACGCCACGTTCGGCATCATCGCCTGACCGCGAGGAGCGATCACATGTCTGTCGTCACCGACACCCCTGCCGGCGCTCCGGCGCGTGGCCTCAACGCCTTTGGCGCTGTCAGTGCGCACGTGTTCAACGTGATGAAGAACAACGGGGCCGACATGTCCAAGCTCGGGGTACCCCCGCAGCCGGCCCCCGAAGACGGTCTATGGGAGGACATCGCAGTGCCGAAAGCACGAGCACGCAAGAAGGCGTGGTTGGACAGCGTTCAGGACGCCTCGCAGGGCAACTACCTGAAGTTCCGGTTCGCCGACCTGGACCCCAACCAGCATCCGAGCACGCTGCAGAAGTGGCTCGACTCGCTCGTCGAGGCCAAGAAGAAGAAGGCTCAACCCTCCATCCTGAACATGATCATCCCGGGCAACATCGGCAGTGGGAAGTCGGCCACGGTCACGGCCTTCGGGAACGAGGCTGTCGAGGTCGGCATCGGTGCCCTGTACATCAAGCACGCCACCTACCTGACGTACCGTCGCCCCGACATGGCTCCGCACAACATGACCGCTCACCAGGTCCGGCAGCGGTTCATCACGTGCGACGTCCTTGTCCTGGACGAGCTCTGCGGCGAGATGGACATGGCCGCGACCGAGTTCGCCCGCAGGGAAACGATCGACCTCATCGACTCCCGCCTGTCCGCCGGACTTCCTACGGCGTACACCACGAACCTTCGGTCGCGGCGGCAGCCGGGCAGTCCGGGGCTCGGGGTCGTCGACATCCTGGGCGAGCGGCTGCTGTCGCGGCTCGAGGAGCGCGCCCACCTGTTGAAGATTCAGGGCCCCGACCGTCGGAAGCCGGCGAAGCCGCTGGACTGGTAGCCCCGGGATCGCGGGGTCGTGACGGGCTGCTGGGGTACGGCACCGGTGCAGGGAGCGGAGGACGCTATATCGTTTGATCGACTCGAACGGCCACGAGCATAAGCCGTTCGGTGGGACCCGAACGAAGGGATGTGTCCGTGACCCGCTTCCACCTGGACCGGAGCAGCAAACCACCGGAGCCACGCAGTGAAACTGGTATCCCTCCGCTCTCGGGCTGGGAGAGGCTCGGGGCCGGGGCGACCGCGGTGGGTGCTGTCGGCGTCGGCGTCCTCGGGTTCTACGCCTCGTTCGATGCTGTGGCCCAGCGCGCTGCGATGTGGGGCTTCAGCGATCCGTGGGTGCTGCCGGTGGCGATCGACACGGCGATCCCGGTGTTCAGCGCCGCGTACCTCTTCCTGATCCGTATGGGCATGCCCCTGGGCTGGGTGCGGTTCGTGCCGTGGGCCCTGACCCTCGTCACGTGCGCGCTGAACGTCGCGGCCGGTGAGAGCCTCTGGTCCAAGGTCGCGCACGGCGCCATGTCGCTGCTGTGGGTGGTGGCCTCCGAGATCGCAGCCCACATCTACGCCGTACGGATCGGCGCGGCGACGAACCGGCGGATGGACAAGATCAGGTCGTCCCGGTGGTTCCTCGATCCGTGGGCAACCTGGAAGCTGTGGCGGCTGATGAAGCTGTGGGAGGTGCGCAGCTACGACACGGTTCTCCAGCTCGAGCAGGACCGGGTGGAGTACGAGGCCCGGCTGCGGGCCAAGTTCGGCCGGAGGTGGCGGCGCAGGGCCCCGGTCGAGGCGATGATGCCGCTCTGGCTGGCGAAGACCGGCATCCCGCTCAGCGAGACGTCCCCCGCTGGTCTCGTCGCGGCCGGCATCGAGCTCGCGGCCGCGCCCGCGCTTCCGCCTGCCCCGCCCGTTGTTCAGCAGCCCGTTGCCGCGGCCCCCGCGCCTTCCGCGCCGTCTGTTCAGCCCGCCCCGCAGCCCCCGGCCGCCGCGACCGTCGCCGCGGCCGCCCCCAAGCCGCGCCGTACGGTCACCGTCCCCGTCCAGCAGGCCCCGCAGCCCGGCCCGTACGACCCTCCCCGCTTCAGCACGGAGGCTGAGCTGTACGAGGTCATCAAGGACGTCATCGACAACGGGCGTCGTGAGCTGTTCCACGCCGACGGGCCGCTTGCCGGGGCGAGGCTCGCGACTGCGCTCGGATGCAGCGAGGGGCACAGCCGCAAGATCCGGGCGCGCGTCATCAAGGGCTACGCCGCCGAACGCGGTGTGTCCCTGCCGACCGCCGCGAGCGTCGACCAGGTCTTCGAGGCCTTCGGCCACTCGCTGACGGCAGTCAGCCCGTAAGGCATCCTGCCCCTACCCGTACCACCTGCGGCGGGCCCCTCCCGAGGGCGCCCGCCGCCTCCATGATCGGACCCCCATGACTCCGGAGATTCTGGCCCGGATCACCCTCGCGCGTGCAGAACGCGACCTGTCCGACCTCGCTCGTGCGGCGGTCGGAACGGCGGCCGCGGACGTCAGCCCGGCCGAGCGCATCAAGGCGGCGCGTCGCTCGAGGCAGTTGGTCAACGAGATCGTCGACCGCACCGTCCTGGTGGCCGCGCTCGCGGGCACATCGTGGGAGGACATCGCACGGTCGCTGAACCGGCGTGACCCGGGCACCGTGGAAGCGGAGTACGAGGACTCGGTCGCAGCATGGCGGGCCATGTCTCAGGAGGAGCTGACGGAGGCCGCGGCCGCCGGGGCGGAGGGCCTCGACGCCTGGTACGCCTGGCACCGCGAGGACTACGACCCCGCCGAGGAAAGCCCCGTGGCCGACCTCCTGAACCTGGGCTGACCAGCAGCCCCTTCGGGGGGCGTAGAATAGTACAGTGATGGAAACGCCGAGAGGTTAAGACCTCCGACGTCGCATCCTCCGCGGGAGAGCAACCCGCGGCCCCGAACGAAGGACTTGCCGATGCCTGGCACCACTACGCCCCTGCGCGACCGCACACCCCGAAAGCCCAGCGGCCTGCCGAACCCGCCGATGATCCTCCTGGCCGGAGTTGAGAAGTCCGGCAAGCGGTACGAGGCGGCGCTCGGGAGCGGCTCCGACCTGATCGGGACGACGTTCTGGATTCAGGTCGGCGGAAACTCCGGCACCGCCGACTACTACGGCCGGGTGCCCGGCGCCCGGTACGAGATCGTCCCGCACGACGGGTCGTTCCGAGACATCCTCGACGCCATCCGCTGGGCTCTCTCGCAGCCCGCCGTGGACGGCAAGCGCAACATGATCGTCGTCGACGACGTGACCTCGGTCTGGGAGCTGCTCACCGACGAGGTGGCCCACGTCGGCCGGAAGCGCGCCGAGCGCCGGGCCCAGTCCAACGGCCGTCGGACGCCCCGCCTTGACGACCCGTACGTGGACGAGGAGCGCGACCTGTGGGGCCTGGCCAAGGACAGGTGGGGCGAGATGCTGTGGCTCTTGCGCCGGCACAGCGGCCCGACCCTCCTGATCGCCCGGCAGGAGATCGTCACCGCATTCGAGGGTGACAAGCCGACGCAGCACACCACCCGCCGGATCAAGGCCGAGAAGAACCTGAAGGCCGCCGTCGATGCCGTCGTCGAGTTCCACTCGGTCGGCGAGGCCTACATCACGGGTGTGAATGTTGTCCCGGCGCACTGGGAGATCCGCCCGGGGTGGACCTACCGGTTCGAGGGTGTGGATCACCTGCTGCATAGGCTCGGCTACGCGGACGCCGCCGAACGTCGCTCGGCGACCGAGTCCCGGCCGGAGGCCTACATCGACGAGCCGTTCCCCGGGACTGCCACATCGCCGCCTTCGGCCGCTCACCAGCCGCAGCGGCCGGAGCTGACCGGGGAGGAGGCAATCCGGAGGATCACCGTAGCCTTCAAGCACCCGAACGACCCTCGGGCCGCCCTGCTGGCGATAAGGGAGGAGTGGGGAACTCGCACCCTGCGCCGCGTGCCGACGAACACGAAGGGGCTGGGACAGGTCGATGCGGACACGCTGATCACTCGGAGCCTGGAGCGGATCGAAGCTCTGGCCGCAGAGAGGTCGAGCGGCAAGAGCAGCGAGCGCAGCGAGAAGGGCCCGGAAGTCAGCTCCGGGGCGGAGACCCGCGAGGAGCCGCCGAGCACCAAACCGTCCGGTACGGAGCAGCCCGAGGAGCAGCACCGGCCGCCCGCCGAGCAGCCGACCTCTCAGCCTGACGACCAGCCGGCCCCGCCGGACGAGAGCAGCGCACCCCCGCCGCCGGACCCGCAGGCCGATGAGGCGCCCCCGGGGGAGTCGCCGGAGGAGACCAGTGCTGCAGAGGAACCACAGGTGCCCCGGCCCGCGCCCCGGAAGCCCCGCGTTTCCAAGAACATGCAGATCGCTTACCAGGCGCTGATGGACGAGGCCAACGTCCAGGCCCGGGTGAAGTTCGTTACGGTGGGTGAGCATCTGGGGCCGATCTCGGCGGAGGGAGACCCGGGAATCGGTGCTCTGCGGGACTACGTGCAGGGGTGCCGAGGCGAGGTGGCCGCGCTCCTGGAGGAGGCGGGCGAGACGCAACTCGCGGCGTCGTACCGAGCCGCGCCGATGCCGGATACGGGGATCGCGGGGAAGTTCGCCTCGTACTTCAGCAACGCGCCCGCCTAGTAGCCCGGCGCGTCGGCGGGGTCTCCGGACCTCGCCCGCGCCGCGCCACCGGGCCGCGCCCGCGCCACCGCGCCACCGCCGGGCCGCGCCCGCGCCACCGCGCCACCGCCGGGCCGCGCCCGCGCCACCGCGCCGCCGGGACCGCGCCGCGCCACCGCGCCACCGCCGGGCCGCGCCCGCGCCACCGCGCCGCCGGGACCGCGCCGCGCCACCGCGCCACCGCCGGGCCGCGCCGCGCCACCGCGCCGCCGGGACCGCGCCACCGCGCCGCCGGGACCGCGCCACCGCCGGGCCGCGCCGCGCCACCGGGACCGCGCCGCCGGGACCGCGCCACCGCGCCGCCGCCACCGCGCCGCCGGGACCGCGCCACCGCCGGGCCGCGCCGCGCCACCGGGACCGCGCCACCGGGACCGCGCCACCGGGACCGCGCCACCGGGACCGCGCCACCGGGACCGCGCCGCCGGGACCGCGCCACCGCGCCGCCGCCACCGCGCCGCGCCAGGGATAGCGAAAGGCGCGCGCCGACGGGCGCGCGCCTTCGATGTTGCTCGCGCGGTGCCCGCGATCTACCGCGCGCGCCGCGCCGCGCGCTGCTCCGCGCGCTGCGCCTTCACCTTGGCGCGACGGCCGTCACCGACCTGGTTGATGAGCTTCGACAGCTCCTCGGGGTGCGACTGGCCAAGAAGGCGGAGCGCCTGCAGGCGGACGTTCGGTTCGCTCGGCATGCGACCGTGGCGCGCTTCCCCGTACTGGATCGCGTACCGGAGGAACCGTGCTTCAGACTCCGCGCTCCGGCGCAGCTCCTCGACGCGCGCAGCGCCGGCCTTTCTTCCCTCGCCCGGCGCTGCGGGCGGCAGGAATTGGGCGGGGTCCTCGTGCATGAGGCGGCATAGCGACTCTGCCCTGGCCGCTACCCTCGGTGAGCGAAAGGCAAGTGCCTGAAGGCGGCGCGGAGCTGACTGCGCAGTCTCACGACCGAGGACGAAGTCGGTCCACTGGCGGGCGAACTCCTCGTCGTCGAGCGCTGCCAGCTTCTTCGTGTGCTCGTGGGCCATGTCGTCCACGATGTCCTGGAGCGGTTCCATTGCCGCGCGCACAGATACTCGCCAGGGTTCGATACGCGCGAACTGCTGCTTCCGCGTCTCTCCCTCCCTCATGGGAAAGAAGGATTTGGCCTGCTTAAGCGCCGTTTCGAGGGCGTCGAGACTCTGCACAGCGAGTTTGCGCGAATGGAGCGCAGCCTCCTGGATGGCTCGGGGGCAGCGAGGGTCGGGGGCGCCTTCCGCGAAATATGCGATGGTTTCCACGAAAGTATCGGATTTCATCGCGGACAAACGATTGATCTCCGCCGCGACCTGCTGCGCATCGGTCATCCGGGGGTTCCTCCTCGTCGTGGGCAGACCCGCTGCTCTCGAGCTGCCGCACGTTGTCGTGGTTCGGACGTGCGAGATGGCCGCACCGCCGGAGGTCTGCGTGTGCCGGATCGTCGCAGGAGCATCCACTCCCCGGCCCTGAGCGCTCTACACGCACCCAGTGGTCTCGACAACAGGCTCCGAACCTCCCCTGGCGAAGGGATACGCCAAAGGTCCGGTGCGTCTCAACGCAAACTCTCGCGGTAGCGGTACGGCCACCTCGCTGGTGATGTTACCGGCCGCCCGAGAGCAGCCGGTCAACGTGGGCCCTATTCGGCCTGCGGACGGTCCTTCCTCGACGTCGCGGCCTCGATCATCGGGGCCAGCTTCGTCGGCTTCCACAGGAGGTCGTAGCTGGTCTGCGCGGCCGCGAGGACACCGAGGACGGTCAGCGTGGTGTGGGTGCCGTGCTGGAACTGTCCCCAGCCGCCGTCCACCGCCACGGTGAGAACGCCGGCGAGGAGCGCCGCGGCCGCCGCGACGATCTGCTTCACCTTCGCGGACCAGGCCGGGCGCTGCACCACGGCGGTGAGGAGCGGGAGGATCACGCCGACCTGGGCGCCGGCCGTCAGCGAGTCGAGAGGAGACATAGGTGGGTCCAGCCCTTCCGTAGGGGATCGGTCGGGCTGGACTCTGTGGGGTGCTCCGCGCTTACGTCGCGCGGTTGCTCGGAGGCTCGGACTCGTTGTCGCCCAGGTCCTCGGCGATCTCCCGCGGCGATGCGGGCAGGGGCCCGGTGGAGAGCTTCGCGAGCCGGTCGCGGAGCTCGTGGATGTAGCCGACCGCGGCGGCCTTCCAGCGGCGCCACTGCCTCTGTTCTTCCTGAAGGGTTTCGACCTTGCGCTCGAGCTCGAGGTGGCGGCCCTCCAGGGCGGCCATGCGCTGGAGCGTCTCGGCGTTGGTGGCGCGGCTCTGCTCCAGCAGGCCGGTGAAGCCGGTCGTGACCGTGGTGACCGCGGAGGCAAAGATCGTCGACTCGCTGGTCTTCTCCTCGGTGTCGTTCTTCCTTGCTGCCTGCCGGTGAACCATCCAGGCCCCGCCCAGTACGCCCACCAACGTCGCGACGGGGGTGATGACGGGTGCCAGGGAGTTGAGCCAGTCCATGGCGTCCTCCTCCGCTCGTCGGGTCAGTGGGGTGCGCGGGAGCCGGGGCCAAGTGGCCCGCGGCTCCCCGCAGGAACGGACGATGCACCAGTCCGCTGGTTAACGTCGCGCGCTCACCCGGCGGCCGGGACAATGTCGGCGATCATCTGGCCGCAGCCGGCGCACGAGGCCGCCCAGATCGGAGCTCGGGCGTTGGGGTACATCCGGGCCGTACTGGTCACTCCGTCCTCGGGACAGCCTGGTGTCCGGCAGGTGATGAGCATGAGGGTGGCTACAACTTCGCTGTCGTGTTCGGTGGCGCCCATGGTTATCCCGTCGCAATCACGTAGTAGTCGACGCTGGTCAGGTTGGTGTTCGTGCGGGTGAGCCAGATGGTCACGCTCCTCGCGGTCGGATCGGTGGTGCCGACGCCGAGCACCTGAGTGCCCGGCACGGTGGTTACGGCGCAGGCGTAGGCGTAGATGGCTGTCGCGCCCTGCGGGAGCTTGAGACCGGTCACGGTGATGGATGTCGGGACGTTCGGCGCGGAGGGCGTGATGCGGACACGGCCCGCCGAGATGTTCGCGGCGTCCAGATAGCCCTGGACCTCCAGGACCGGAGGGGCGCTGAACGGAATAGCGCTAGAGCTGGCGACGACGACCTTCTCCGCGGCCAGAGTGATCTGGCCCTTGGTCCCGTCCGCCCCCAGGGTGACCTTCGGCCGGCCGGTCCAGAACGCCCCGTTGGGGTCGGGCCCGGTGATGACGAGCGCCTGCATCCCCGCACTGTCTGTGCCCGATGCGAGTTGCGCGGACAGCCGGTTCGCCGAGTTCCAGAACGCGACCATGCCGGTTCCGCCGTCGTTCGTGACGACGACCCGGTCGCCCGTTGCTGCGGTCTGCACCACCGCACCAGTGATGATCTTGCCGTTGAGGGCGTCGGCGTCGATCTTCTCGGCGGTGATGGCCCCCGCCTTGATGTGGGTGGCCTCGATCGCCCCGGCCGCGATCTTCGTCGCCGTGACGCTGTTCACCGCGAGCTTGTCCGCGGTCACGGCCAGGGCGTCCAGCTTGGCCGTCGTGATGGCCAGGGCGGCGATCTTCTCGGCGGTCACGGCCAGAGCGGCGAGCTTCTCGGCGGTGATGGACAGGGCGACGATCTTCGGCGCGGTGATGCTGCCGTCGGCGAGCTGCACCCCGGGGACCACCGGCCGGACTGCGCTGTTGTCGAACCACACCGTGCCGGCAGTCCCGTTGCCGGACTCGACCCGGACGCGGGCGACCGCCGCGTTCGGCGGTGCCGTGACGGGGTTCGGGGACGTCGAGAGCCGTGTCCACGCCCCGCGCACCGGGCTGGTCGTGGCGGCCTTGCCGTACGAGAGGATCGCGCCGGCTGCGGTCTCCCATCGGACCTGCATGTTGATCTCGGCGCCGGTCCAGTTCGCCGAGGCGTAGTAGTCCGTCGCGAGATACAGCTGGTCGCCCGGGGACACGGGGAGCAGCGTCAGTTCGACCGGCCTGGAGGCGGGGGCCGCTGACGTCGCGTCGATGCGCAGGGAGCTCTGGGAGCCGTTGCCGAGGGTCTTGTCCTGGGTGGCCCAGGGGAGGGCGGAGACGAGCGCCGCGGTGTAGGCGCCCTCGAACGAGGGGTCCGACAGGATGTTGCTGCCCCCGACGATGGTGAGCTTCTCCGCGGTGATGGATCCGGCGGCGACCGCCCGCGCCGTCACCGCGCCGGCCGCGAGCTCGTTCACGCCGATCGCTTCGGCCAGGATCTCCCGGGCCCCGATAGCGTCGGCCGCGACCTTGCCCGCGATGACGGAGTCCGCGGCCAGGTGCCCGGCGGCGACCGACCCGATTACCAGGTTGGTGCCGTCGACGACACCGGTCTTGAGGGCCTCGACGGTGACGGCGTCGACCTGCATCACCCCGGACCCGGAGGTGGACCCGGCCCCGTAGTTGAGCCAGAGCATCGGCGTGATGAAGCGGACGTCGGCGTGGACTTGGCCGGGCGCCCGCGGGTCGGAGAAGACGCCGTAGGACGCCTGGGCGCCGGGCGCGACGCGCCCGCGGAGGTACCCGACGTACGTGACCCACCCGGAACTGCTGGGCAGCGAGTTGTTCAGCGCCGCGAAGTGGTGCTGCGAGCTGTGGGACGCGGCGCCCAGGCGGTTGACGAGAGTGACGCCGTCAGCGGCTACGCCGGCGACGCCGATGAAGAGGGTGTCCGCCCCGCTCGCCGCCGGTGTGACGGTCCGGACGCGGGCGGAAACCCGGTACAGCACGTCGGGGTCGTAGGGGACCTGGACTCTGCCGCGGACCGCCGCGATGCCGGTGGCCTGGCCGACGGTCCGGCCGGTCGGCGCGTCCTGGACCCCGTCGAGGTGCTCCCACTTCGCGGTGGCCGCCTTTTGCAGGACGCTCCACGCGGTGGGGTCGCCCATGGCGTCCACGTACCGCTGGGCGGCCAGGTCGGAGACCGCCCCGCCCAGGGCGTTGAGGGTGACGGCCCCGGCGCCGATCTTGTCGAGGGTGACGGCCGCCTTGGCGAGCTTGTCCTCCAGGACGGCGCCTTCGGCCAGGGCGGTGGAGCCGACCGCGCCCAGCGCGATCTTCGCCGCGGTGACCGCGTCCTCGGCGAGCTTCGTCTCGTCGATGATGCTGTCGATCAGGTCCTGGCCGACCGCCTGCCGGGCCGCGCTCTGCGTCGCGGTGCTCGGCGGCCCGGTCATCGCCGCGGTGTTCGTCGCGACCAGGCGCACCCACACCGCGGCGTACCCCTCGACCGCCACGGTGGCGGACCCGCCGAGCGGGGCGCTGATCGTCGCGACGAGGGTCGAGAGGTCGGGCAGGAACTCGGCGCCGGCCCCGCTGACGTGGATCTGGATGGTGGCGTAGTCGGCCGGGGTGATGTCGGAGTCCGCCCAGTCCCCGTCCCAGGTGACGACGAGCCCGGACAGGGCGGGTTCGACCGCCGGTGGTGTGGGGGTCGGCGGCGGCTGCGAGTTGTGCGGGACCAGGGCGGCGGTGCCGTCGCCCTGCATGCCCAGGGAGGCGCGGAGGGTGCCCTCGTCGTCGTAGACGTCCAGGGAGCCGGACTCGATCGACGCGTGCGTGAGCGGGTTCGCGCTCTCCAGCGCCGCGAGACGGTCCTCCAGCCCCTTGAGGTACGCCGCGAAGGAGCGCGACTTCTCGCGCTCGTCCAGACGGAAATCCACGCCGGCCCCGCTCCCTGCTGCTCCTGTGAGTGGTCAGGAGCGGCAGGGTGCAGGGGGCGGGGGGTTAACGTCGCGGGGTGGTCAGCCGTAGAAGTCGGCGCGGGTCAGGGACAGCACCGCTGTGCCTTCGGCGGGGTCGATCTCCTCGGCGATGACGCGGTGCCACAGCGCGAGTTCACCGATCCAGGGCACCTCGATCTGGACGAGGATGCGGTCGCCGAGCGCCCAGCTCCCCAGCGGGGCGTTGGGGTGCTGACGGATCGCGATGGAGGGCACGGTGAGCATGTCGGAGTGCCGGGCCCGCTCCGACTGCCCGTAGGCGGTCAGCGTCTTGAGGTTGGCGGTCGACTTGCGGCTGATGACCCGGGCCCGGCGCAGCCGCTTGTCGTCGACCACGACGCGGACGTTCGCCGTCTTCTTCCCCGAGCCCTTGCCCAGGACGTACACGTTGTTCGCGTAGTAGTCGCCCTGCCCCTGGGGGGTGGCGCTCTGGATGATGTTCTCGCCCTGGGCGAAGCGGAGGTCGGAGCGGGTGCGGCCCAGGCGGCGGGTGCCGAGGTCGATGTGATGGAGCATCTTCTCCCGGGTGCCGTCCCAGGTGTGGCGCTCGACGTAGTCAGCCTTGGCGAGGTTCATGACGTCGGTGATCGTGGCCCCGCAGTCGGGGGTCTCCCACCACTGGAGGTTCCACGGGTCGTCGCCGCTGGCCGCGCCCAGGAGGTACCCGGAGTCGTGCTTGTCGAGCGTCACGCCGAGGGCGCCGCGCTTGTAGCTCTGGAGGTGGGTCCAGATGTGCCGGACGACGTCGTACGCGTCCCACCGGGCGGTCAGCTTGTCCTTCGGCCGGGGCGGCATCTTCTTCTTCGGCTTCGACCCGTCGATGTAGCCGTCGCCGTTCTTGTCCTTCCCGTCGTAGGCCCACTTCTGCGCGACCTTCGCGCCGGACTGGATGACCGAGCCGACGTACGGGATGCCGTGCGGGTACGCGGTGAAACCGGCGCACTCGATGTTCATGGCCTGGCCCTCGTACTTGACCCGGGTCACGATGCCGCCCCACCGGATCCGGCCCTCGTACTCCGCGTAGAGGGTGGTGCCCCATTCGGTGATGATCGGCAGTCCGTCCGGTCTGGCCATCAGCCGCATGTACTCGGGGCCGATCGTGCCCTGCATCTGGCCCGGCCCGTTCAGTTCGCGCTTCGGGGGGCTGCCCGCGACGAACGGCACGTCCCAGTCGAGGAAGTCGCGGGTGGTGGTGCGCTGGGCGATGTACCGCCACGTCATCAGGTCACCACCGGGGCCTGCGAGTAGACGATGTCCACGGCTACCACGGTCCCCGTGTCCGCCTGGACGACGCCGGTCGCCCCGGCGGATCCGATGCCCTCTACGCCGACGGAGACGGCCTTGCCGCGGTTCTCGGGCGGCAGGAGGAAGGTGTGCCCGGCCTGGAGGGAGATCCTGCCGGCGGCCTCGGCCAGGTGCTGGAAGGCGGGGCCCTTCTCGTCGCCGCAGTACACCCGCACCTCGCCCCGGGCCAGGGTCGTGTTGGGGTGGCGCAGCCCGGTGATCTGCGTGTGGACGCCGACGTGCGTGGCCCACTCCGGGGCGACGTGCGACCACCGGGCGCCGAGCGGAAACTCCTCCCAGATGTCGGTCACGGGCCCCAGCTCGTCGACGGTGGACCACGCGGAGGACAGGTAGACCCGGCGGGACTCGGTGCGCGGGCGGGCCATCTGCCGCAGGTCGATGATCCGGGCGGCGGTGACCGCCGACGTCGAGGCCGGCAGGTCGATCCGGGCCAGCGTGACAGCCGTGGAGTCCGGGTCGATGTCGCGGATGCTCGTCGTGCCCGGCGGGACGTCGGGGATGACCCGGGTGTACACGTACGGGCCGACCGTGGGGTCGACGGGCTCGGGCCATACCTCGCCGCCGTAGGGGTCCTCGACGCGGGCGACGATCAGGTCGCTGCGGGGCCCGTCCGCGCCGGTCGGCTCGATGTCAACGGGATCGGGGGTCTCCATCCGGGCCGCGTACGACTGCGAACCGCCCGCCGCCCGCCGCCGGGCGATCATCGCCCCCGTCCCCACCAGGACCCCGGCGGCCGGGAGAGCGAGCGCGGACACCCGCAGGTCCGCCGGCCCGATGATCCCCTCGCCGCCGCCGGCCGCCGCTTCCACGATCAGCCGCAGCGTCTCCTCCGACGCCGCGGTGTTCTCCACGAACCACGGAATTCCATCCCACGCCATGACGTCTCTCCTTCATCCGAATCAATCCGGGGAGAGGGTCACTGCGCGCGGCCCCTTGTGTCGCGGAGTCGTGTCACCAACTGCCGTAGGCGTCGCGCCACGTGATCTTGACCCGGGGGCCCTGCCGCGGCGACAGCCCGGCCCTGGAGTGGGAGAGCTGCGCCTGGAGACGGCCCGGGACCAGGGTCATCTTCGCCAGCCGAGGGCTCGCCCGGGTCAGCTTGTCCGCGACGGATCCCGCGGACGTGCCGGCCGCGGTGAACTTGGTGACGGTCCGCGCCCACGGCTGCGCGTGGATGATCACGTACTCGCCGGTCTTCAGGGTGAGAGCTAGCTCAGCCGCCCAGAGGCCGTTGAGCGTGACCTTGGGGTTGGTGCACGGGCCGTAGATCGTGATGGTCGGGTGGACCGGCAGGTCCCCGGTAACGGCAAGTGTCGCCGTCCGCTGCGTGATCCATTCCGGCGTCGAAGGCAGCCCGGGACGCCCGGGGCGCGGTGCGGTCCCGATCCGGTAGTAGTCCCAGAGCTCCACCTCCTTGTGGGCGGCGGAGTAGAACCGGTCATCGACCGCCGTGAACCGGGCGATCACCGGCGTGTACCCCTGCCCGGTGAACTGCTCCGAGCCGATCTCGAAGTCGCGAGGCCTTCCGTACAGGCGCCGCGAGCGCCCGGCCCGGGTGTGCGTCAGCCAGGCGACCCGGCCCGCCCCCTCCCGGACCGAGTCAGCGCGCCACACCTGCCGGAGCATCGCGACCGCGTCGACGTTCCAGGACTCCGGGGTGCCGCCGGAGGCCTTGAGCAGCTCCAGGAACATGGGGTTCTTCGGCCAGCTCCCGATCATGCGGCCGGTGCCGCTGAGCAGGTTGGGCGGCCACCAGCGGACAGCGGGGTAGTCGACGGTGTCCACGCCCAGCTCCAGAGTCACGGTCGCCGAGCGCTGGTAGTCGCGCCCCATCCGCACACCGTCCTCGCCCGGGAGCGGCTGGTCCCCGCGCTCCGGATCGCCGAAGGTGACCGTGGGCTTCTTGAGGCAGTAGATCCCGGAGTCGATCCGCCCGAAGGTCAGGTCGGCCCCCGGGAGATGGCTGTTGCTGTCGTATCCGAGGTGCCAGTCGCCATCGACCATCACCCACCTCCCAGGCGGAATCGTCGTAGCTGGAACAGAGCGTCGTCGAACGCGTCGTTCACCGTTCCGACGCTCCCGATGTTCAGATTCAGGTCGCCGCCGACCAGGGAGGCCTGCGGCGTGCTTGCGCGCGGTGCGGTGATCCGCTCGGCCGTACGCGGGGAGCGGTTCGTCTTGACGCCGCCGTCCGCGTACGAGCTGACGTTGTTCTGCCGGCCGGGGTAGAGGACCATCCCGCCGAAAATCTCGGCGACACGCGCGAGGATCGCCTCGCTCCGCTTCCGCTTGGACTTGGCCAAGGGGAGGTACGCCTCTCCCTCGGTCTCGTCCTCCGCCCACACTCGCCAGGTCCCGCCCTTCGCGATCTGCGCGATGTGGTTCTCGGCCCCGTTCGCGAACGCCTTCACCTGGCCGGCCACGGCGTGGATGCCGCCCATGGCGTAGCGGACGATGCCGCCGTCCGCCTGCGCGAGCTGCGTGCCGTGGGCGCCCGACCGGCGGGCGCTGCTGCCGGTCACGACGTAGTTCGTGGTGACCGTGACCGTCTTGCCCGTCAACCGGTCGATCGTCGCCTGGAGGGCGCGGACCTGGCTGATCGAGGAACCGGTCGGGGCCGTCACCTCGACCTTCTTCGACTTCGGGATCCTCTTCACGCTGTATCCCAGGGCCTCCAGCTCCGCCTGGGCGAGCTTCGTCGGCGCCTCCATGACGAGCTTCTTGCCCTTCATGGTCTCGATCTTGGAGCGGACCTTATCCAGGTCGGCAGCGGCCCGCGCGGTGAACGCGTCGACCTTGATCTGCTTCTTGTTCGGTGTCTTGGCGATCTCCCCGGCCACGGTCTTGAGGTTCGTCATCGCGTTGGCACTGGGCGCGCTCACCTCGACCTTCTTGGAGTTCGGGACCTTCTCGACCGTGAAGCCGAGCGCTTGGATCTGCTTGAGGGCGTCGCCCGTCAGCGCATCGATCTCGACCGTCTGGCCGGCCTTGAGCCGCTCCATGTGGCTGCGGAGCGCCAGAATCCCCGCAGTGGCCTCTTCCACTCCCTGAGGGGCCACCAGCGTGGTGATGGTGTCCGGCACGAACCCCATCTCGTCGACCAGGCGCTTCGCCTGCGCGGCCGGGATGTCGAAAGTCTTGGCCAGCTCCAGAGCCTTGGCCCGGGTTTGTTCCATCGCCGATTCGCTGCTGCTCATGGCCTCGGCCATCGGCATGATGCCATTCTCCGCAGCCTCGATCGTCGTGGTCGCGACGCCGAGCACCGAGTCGCGCAGCTCGGTCAACTGGGAGTTGAGGGTCTGGCCGTTACGGGTCGCGGTGTCGACCAGGCCGTTGTTGGCGACGAGGGCCTTGCCCCACCCGTCGGACTTCTCGATCGTCCCCTTCATCGTGCCGTCGATGGTGAGCATGACGTTGTTGAGCTGGGCGGTGGCGTCGTGCACCGACTGGGAATTCCCGCTGAGCGCCTCCAGCGCCCGCTTGAGGGCGTTGACCCGGCTGTCTGCCGACTGCGCCTTGTTGTTGAACCCCTGGACGGCCGCCGACAGGCGAGTGAACGCGGTCTCTCCGGCGCTGCCGGCGCCGCGGACGGCGTCGGCGTGCTCCTTGTTCTGCTGGATGCTGTCTTCCAGCTCGCCGGAGACGCCCTTGAGCGCATCGGCGGCCCGGACGGCTTTCACGCCGGTCTCGTTGTGCACGATGGATGCGCCGCGGCCGGTACGAGCGAACTCAGTGTTGGCGGCCGCGGTCCCTTCCAACTGCTTCTGGAGTGCCTTGAGCCCCCCGTTCTCTCCGAGGTAGGCGGCGGTCAGCATGTCGAGGGTGATCCCGGCTTCCCGCATCCGGTCGACCAGCTTGCTCTTTCCGTCGGCCAGTTTCGTGTCCTGCAGCAGGGATGCGGCCTGAGCGCGGACGTTGGCGTCGATGGCCCCGGAGGACTCGCGCAGTGCCTGCGCGAGGCTGTTGATCCGGTTGGTCTGTTCCTGGGCGGCGGCCGCGGCCTTTTCGTGCCGGTTGGCGAGCAGCCCGATGCCGACAACAACGGCGGTGATGGCTGCGCCCCACGGGCCGCCGAGCGCGCCCATGAGACCGCCCATGCTGCCCCGGACGGCTCCGGCGGCGCCGCCGATGCCGCGCAGGGTGCCGGTCAGCCGGTTACCGCTGGCCGCTGCGGTGGTGTACGCGGCGCCCATGCGGGTCCACAGCGTGGTCTGGGCTGTCGTTCCGGCCGCGGTCGTTGTAGCAGCGGTGCCGATCCCGCGGATCGCGGTACCGACGCGGCTCAGCAGCCCGACGATGCCCGTAAGGACGCGGAAGCCCAGCAGCACGCCGAGGACGACACCCAACGTCGTGCCGAGGCCGGGAATGGCACCGATCAGCCCGTTGACCATGTTCAGCAGCCCGTTGAGCGACGCCAGGAGGGTGCCCAGCCCGATGCCGGCCGAGGACAGCGATGCGACGAGAGAGGCGATGTTCGAGACGAGGCCGACAATGGCGGGGCCGATCGTTCCCCCCAGCGCGTCGAGGAAGGCGCCGACGCCGGGCAGGAGTTCGGTGCGTATCTGACGGATCAGGTCCCGTACGCCGCTGTCCTTGGACATCTTCCCGAGCCCGCGGACCAGGTCGCCGACGAGCATGTTGATCTCGCGGAAGGTCGGGGCGGCGTCGCTGAAGAACTGCTCCATCGACTTGCGGCCCTCGCCGCTGTTCGCCCACCGGGAGAACCGCAGCATCGACGCCTCGAGCCCGTTCAGGAGGGCGTTTCCGGAGTCCATGCCGGCCCGCCCGACACCTGCCAGGCCTTGGCCCAGGAACTGGACCGTGCGGCCGAGGACCTTGGCCTTGTCCCCGGCGTGATCCAGGAACTTGGCGAGCGAGCCGGTTTCACGTCCGGCCTGCGCGGACGCACGGGCCCAGAGTGAGAAGCGCTCGAAGCCGCGTCCGACGCGTTCGGTGAAGGGCCCGGCCGCCACCGTGAAATGCCCGGTCGCGGCGGCCAGGTTCGCGATGCCACCGGCCATGGAGCCAAGGACCCGGTTGCTCGACGCGGCGACGGTCTTGAAGTCCTTGCGGAACACGCCGGTCTGCATGGCCTTCGCGCCACGCTCGGCGAGGGACCCCAGGATCCCGGCGGAGTCCCCCAGCCCCTTCTTGAGCAGCGGCAGAGTGGCGTTGGCGAGCGGCTTGATGTCGTCGGCGACCTTGCCGAAGAAGCGTTCGCCGACCGCCTTGCGGACCTTGCCCCAGGCTCCGGACAGGCCGGTGACCTCGGTAACTACCTTGCGGCCCGACTTGGACAGCTTCTCCATCGCCTGGTCGAGCTTCTTCTGCTGCGCTTCGCTGATCTTGCCCTCGGTGGACAGCTCCTGCTGGGCCTTCGCGGACTCCTTCACCGCCTCGCCGAAACCGGAGAACGCGACCTTGGCACCGGCCGCGGCCATGCCGCCGGCGACGATCAGGCCGGGGATCGCTCCGAGCACACCGACGGCAGGGGCCGCGGCCGAGACCAGGGCCGTCAGCCCGGCCCCGTACTGGCCGATCATGGCGACTGCGGGCTGGAGCAGGGAGACGAGCGCGCCGATGCCGAGCATGCGGAGCTTGCCGCGGCCCGGCATCCCTATCCGCACCGGCAGGTTGACCGGATTGCGGTTGGCTTCGCCCTGCGCTTCGCCGAGCAGACTCCGCAGAGCGTCCAGCAGCCCGCCGTTGCGGCGCCCGTCGCCGTCCCCGTCCGGGCGGACCGGGACGGTGAGGTCGGTGTCGTCCAGGCGGCGCCGGATCCCGTCGAGTGAGCTCTGGAACCGCTCCTCGTCGACGTGGACACGGACCGTCGCCTGGACGCCCGTCGAGGCCTTCTTGACGACCTCCTTGAGGCGGCGGCGCAGCCCCTTGCCGTCGATCTCCACCTTCACCGTGGCGACCAGGCCCTCGGCGGCCGCCTCGACCTCTGTGCGCAGCTTCCGCACGAAGCCGGCGAGGTCGGCGACAACCGGCACCTCAAGGCGGCCAGCCTGCAGGCCCTCAGCCACTACGGATCATTCCTCTCTGCATAGCCGCTATGAGCATCTGGCGATGGCCGGTCATGCGGGGCGCCGGCTGCTGCGGTTCGGGCTGCGGCGGTGCCGGGGTGCGGGGGGAGCCCGGCGGGGCGCCGGGCCCGGGGAGCTGCGGGCGGACGACGGTGGTCGGCTCCTCGCGCCGCCGGTCGGCGGCGAGCAGTCCGACTTCCTCGACGACCAGGGCCAGGAGCTCCATGACCTTGGTCCAGCCTCCGAGGGGCACCCCGCGAACGCGGGAGTCCTCCGGCAGGCCCTCGACGAGTGCGGTCAGGCGTCGGAGTCCGATGAAGTCGGGGTGCCCGGGGCGGAGCCAGACGCGGCGGGCGTCGATCCCGTGGTAGCGGGAGAGGTCGGACTCGACGTCGGCGAATCGCTCCCGACAGAGATGTCCAACCCCAAGAGCTTTCCCAGTTCCACCCCGTAGACCTTGGACAGGGCGATCGTCAGCCGGACGTAGTCGCCGCTCGACGGCTTCGCCTCGAGGAACTCCGGGTGGTTGTCGCCGAGGAGCACCTCGAACGACTCGCGGACGGCGGCGAGGAACTTCGGCAGCAGCGTGGGACGGCGGAAGATCGCCGCCAGGACCTTGCTCACGTCGAGGCCGTCGACGCCGTCCGCCTGGACGATGTCGCCGATGAGGCCGACCAGGTCGAGCTTCTCGCTGAGGATGGGGTCGAGCGCCTCGAGCGGCAGCTCGGCAGGGAAGGTGACGGCGATGTCATCGCTGATCTTGGTGTAGATGCCGCTCGGGAACTGAACCTCGCGGCGGGCGGCGGAAATGTCGATGGCGTACGACATGGGGGTGACCTCTCGTATCTGGGGCTGAGTCGCGGTGGTGCGGCAGCGCGCGGACTGTGGCAAGCCGATCGGGCTTGTGTCGCGCGCTGCCGCGAGAGGGGTCACACCGGGTCGAACGCCGGGTCGTCGGTCAGGACGTACCAGGCGTCGAGGTCGTCCCCGCCCTGGACCGCGAGGCGCAGCGGCAGCACGGCCTCCTTCGTCTTGGCGAGGTCCTTGCTGACGCCCTCCATCTGCATGCAGCGCGGGACGACGTACCGGTAGTGCTTGCCGCCATCGATGACCTCGACCACGGCCAAGACCTCGGTGCGGGAGCCGATCCGGGGCGGGGTGAACTTGTAGTGCGTCTTCGTCGGGGTACCGGGGACGGTGACGGTGGAAATGCTGCCTCCGCCGTAGACCGCCTTGAAGTTCTCGCCGGACCACTGCTGCAGGTCGACCTCGATCGTCGCGGCGTCCTGGGTCTGGAAGGTGCGCGTGGGGTACGAGGACTGCGCCGAGCGGACCTGCTCGAAGTTCGGCTCCGAGTTGAACTTGAGGGAGTCCTCGGTCGTGAGGCCGACGCTGCGCAGCAGCGGGTCCATCGCCGAGGTGGCGTCGGGCGGGGCCGCCGTTCCGACGGGGGCCAGGTAGATACGGGTGATCGCCGGAATGACGATCTCGTTGTTGTTGGCGCTCTCCGCCATGGCGTTCTCCAAGGTGTCCGGGTGGTGGGGCGCGGACACCTTGGAGAAGCGGGAGGGTTAACGTCGCGCCGTCAGGGGTGGATCGTGACAGCAAGGTTCATCATCCAGCGGGGTTGGCCGTCGACGAGCGGCGCCCACAGCAGCAGTCCGGAGGGGCGGATCCCGCTGATGGTCGGGCGGCCCGGCACGTGGGGGGCCTCGACGATGCCCTGGGCAGCGTGGGCGCAGCGCAGCAGGGTGCGCCGGAGGTTGGCCTTGCCCGGCCACCCGCCCGGGTCGCCCCACACTTCCAGGGTCACCTCCGGTTCGGTTGCCCAGGTGAGGGAGCGGAGGTCTCCGCCGGGGCCGTGGCCGACCAGGAGGTGGGGCCACGGCGCTTCGGGGATGCCGGAGACGCGGCCGGG